CAAACAGAATCAGGGACCGATTCTACTCAATCTGATTTAAATCGGTCCTCAAATTTCTTACCACGTGAAGCCATTATTCAGAGACCTTTAACTCTGGAATAATATCTGTTACTGTAGGTTGTACACAGCAGAATGCTCTTCCATCTCCAAAACAAATAGTTATATAATCTTCATCACATCCATTGATAATAAGAGATAAGTTGTCTGTATTTAATAATGCAGTATAACTTTCAAGATTTGCTACTTCATTAGAGAATTGTACAACTTCCTTATTATCTGAAGACCAGTCACTAATTGTAACGTTATCTTTTGTAAATTCAAATTTACCATAATTCTTGGAACCATTATTAAATAACATCAATCTTCCAAGAGCTTGTAATAATGCTGTTTTATTGACAACTGCTGAGTAAGTATAGTCCTTAGTTGCCATTCCTCTAATTGCAGACACTGGCACACTAGACACTAGACTTGAATCTGACAATTTAGCAGTTAATACAACTTTATCTGTACTAAATCTTACTTTAGTCTGAATCATATCTTCTGTAACTTGATCTTGTCCAATTTCAAACTTCACTGCTGCATCATCTTTAAACAATTTAAATAACTTAACAACTTTATCACTTAATAAAATCTTAATAGGTTTTTCAAGAGTAAAACTATTAACACATGCACCAGATGTAAATGTAATTGCGCCATGTTCATCAACATAATAGTATTTCTGTACAGGCTTAGCTGCAATACCTCTCTGTAATTCTTTAGAATTATAAACTAAAATTGACTGAAGAATTTGACTATCGATATTCATATCATTTGTAACATTTTGAATATCAATAGTTGGCAATGACATTAATTCACCATTATTATAAATCATTGGTAACTTATAATCACCGTTACCCTTAATCTTAATGAAATTTTCTTCAACTGTAATTTCAATTGTATCTGAAGTGATTTTACTAATTAATGATAAAAATAACTTTGCATCAACAGCAGCCTTAAAGTTTGTTTCTTCATTAAGATCAAAATGTACTGTAACATAATATTCTTTATTAGTTACATTAAGATTTAATACTGTACCATTGGATGATAATTCAAGAGTCTCAGTTAAAAGAGAAACATTTTTACTATCAATTGCAAATAAAATACTTTGACATGCAGAAATAAAATCTTTGCTATTTAAAATCATCTATCTATCTCCTGTACTTCCAAATCCACCAGCACCACGAACAGTTTCATCAAGTTCATCAACCTGAACAACATCACCCATCCAAACAGGCCTCATTACTAATTGTGAGATTTTATCTCCTTTTTTGAACTCTATGTCAACATCTGAATGATTAAATAAATGAATATGACAGTTTCCTCTATAATCACTGTCTATCAACTCAGCTCCTTTAAATAATTTCTTTTTAGTAGAAACTCCAGACTTATTATACACAGACAAATCCCAACCATATGGAATTTCAAATGATAAATCTAAAGGAATAAGAGCATCTCCTCAAGCTGGAATAATAACATCCATTGGTGTATAAACATCTAATCCAGATGATCCTGGAGTGCCTCTAGTAGGCATCTTTGCATTTTCACTTAATAACTTTACCTTCAATACTGGTGCTACAAATTCTTCCATCTTTGCCTCTCTTTCTGCTTGTCTTTCACATTCTCTTTGCCACTCATAAAAAGCGGCTACATAACTTGTTGAATCATTAATTACCACAAACTCACCTCTTCCATGGTATGATCATTCTTATGAATATTTTCACATCTAACAAAATCATCAATGCTAAATGTAGTTATCTTCTGAATACCAGAAGACTGATCTATATACATTATATCACAATCTTCTTTATAGTAAACTTTATTTTTAAACTGAGACATGATCTCACTTGAAATATACTCAATAAAATTAACAGGAACTCCTTGTGCTACACACTGAATTGTTGATACTTTTGAGCCATTATAAAATTTAAACGAATCAGGATATCCCATCAATCTCGCGCATTCTCTTACATAAATATCTCTATTTTCTGTAGGATGAATATATCTATTTACACTTGTTATACTAGGAGCTCTTCCATTAAGATCTAATCTTAAAGGTGATTTATCTCAAACACTTCCACCTTTATCATACTTCTCTTTAGTTCTTAACACTAAAGCTTTCTCGTCTTCTGAAAGTTTATCTTTAATAGATTCATAATTTTCACAAAGCGTCTTTACAACAGGATCACCAGGTTTAACAAGAGAATAGAATCTAGAAAAATCATATTTATCATTTAAATCTATTTTAACCATATCAGGACTGTCTCCTGTTAATCCTGATAGAGCTTTACCTACAGTATAATCATTATTAACAATGCAATTAATAATTGGCATAGATTCAAAATAATTTCTATTTCATCCAACTACTAACGTTCTCTTTCTAAACATTGGCACATTATGATTTCCAGCAAGATCAGTTATAATAGTTATACGATATTTATTACTTAATTTTTTGGATATATCTTTAAGAATTGGAAGGCCTCTTGCAATTAATGTAGGTGCATTTTCAATTAAAAATGATTTAGGCTCAATTCTATCTATCATATCTGCTACTTCATAAATATGTTTATTAATATCATTATTGACACTAGCATTTCTATTTATAGAACTTAATCCTGAACATGGAGGATTTCCAAATAACAGATCATATTTACCTTTTAATGATTCAATATATTCATTGTTATTTCACTCTGAAAGCTTTACAACTGGAATATCTGGATAATTTCTAATAAAATGATATGAGTTTTGTTCAAGCATTTCATCTGATATTTCTAATATTCTATCAACATTTCAGCCAGCCTTCATGTGACCTAATGCTTGAGATCCTCCAAATATGTACATTCCTAACGCTTTCATTTAAATCTCCGATTCTAACAATTCTTTAAATTGATCACAATAATCTTTATATGTACAATCTAAATCTTGTCTTTCTAAATCAACTATGTGCTTTCTAAATTCTGTGTCTTTTAATTTTTCAAGCTTATCAATAACATCATCTCTAGAATTGACATAACAAAATTCTTTTAACTCATCATTATTAAATACTGTTTTATTATGATCTAAACTTTCATCAATAAAAAGTACTAATCCCATTCTTACTGACTCAAATACTCTTGCAGCTGTCTTATTATAAAGTTTATCTTTACCATCACCTATGATAATAATAGCTTTAGATTTATTTAACTCAGCACAGTATGTTAAATAATCATATGACTTTGAATTAAACTCTGGACTCCTTAAATTTCCAACTTTAGATTTATTAAATTGCTTCTCTGATATAGCTCCAAAAACTCTTACTTTAACATCATCAGGATAGCCAAATAAGAATTTTATCATGTCGGCTTCTCTACTTCCACCTCTAAAGTTTCCACCATAAATTAAATCAAATTCTGGATTTTCATTAAATTTACCATAATCCATTGCAAACCAAGGGAATTTTTCAATTGGAAAATATTTTACATCTTTTACATGAACTGTTGAAGATGATTTAGAATTATTTAAATGATCAAATAATTTTTGTGTCTCTTTGCCTTGAGAAATATAAATAATATCATCTCTATCAGTTGCTAATTTATGTCCATCATAATTATGAACCCACTTTTTAGCTAATAAAGATTTTTCATTATTCTTAAGAATTAAATTAAAATCACCTATAATGTAAAATACTGGACCTATAAATTCATTTAAAATAATTAACTTTTTCGTTTCATGAGATCTATCTTCACCACCAAAATATGTAACATTTCCATTTAATACTATTAATGCATCGTATCCTTGATCATTAACTGTCTCATAATATGGAAGTGCTTCATCAAATAATCCTGTTTCAACCTTATCAATATTATAAATATTTAATAACTTATTTGTTGACTGTTCATCACCGTTTAATATCTTATCATAAACATCAACTTGAATACCAGAGGTGTTCAGCATATCAATAATACTAATTGCTTCTTGAACACCTCCAGTCTTTGATTTTGAGTTTAGTGCAAACCTGCACCCTAATTTTATTAATGCAACTTTATTCATATATTAATATACAGGGCATTTAATAATATTATTTTTTCTTAACAATTCTTTAAAATCGTCTTTATTTGTGAATGAATTATCAATCCAGTCAATTAACATATCTTTGTTATTAATTAATGAATCGATATCGAGAATTTCATTCTCTGTTTCCATTGTTCCGTACGCAATATCTTTAATGAACTTTGTATCTCTATCATAAAAATGAATAGACATTGCAAAATGTGTGTATGTACCAACTGGAATATTTAATCTTCTTGCAATATATTTCTGAAGATAAATAAAGAATCCTAAATCATTCCTAAGACCAAAATTAACATCATTACTTCTCATTACGCATGTACAATGAAGTTTACCATTTCTAATTTGATAATCTAAACAAACTGTACATGGTTCATCTTTTGTCTCAATAACTTTTTCATTAGGTACATTAATATTCATTACAGCTCTTCTTGAGTATGGATCAACTGTAAGAAGTTCAATAATCTTTTCAATCTGATTGAAACCATGCTTTTCTTGAAGAATATATCCATATGCAGAATTATTTGTTACACCATCATCAGATAATTTCTTCCACATTGAACCAAATTTACCAATAAACTCAGTATCATTTCTTGATGACCAGTACCAAAGTAATTCAGCTGCTAAATATGTTAAATTAGTCTTACCATTTAAAAGAGTCACGTACTCTGAATCAAGATCATCAATAGTGAACATATAGTTACAAAGTTCTTTTGTACCTCCACGAATGTTCTTTGTCTCCATTACATGACCTTTTTCATAAAGATCTCTACATAATTTACGATAAGCTACATTAACTGTCTTCTTACCAAAATGTTCTTCAATCCACTGATCTAATTTATCATAAGCATATGGAAGAGCTACATCACAAACATAAATATTTTTATACCAACCAAACTTATCTAAAACATAAGCTGCGACTTCTTCGTATCTCTTAGTCTGTTCATCAATTTCCCAAGCTGTATCTTCACCTCTTTCAGCAAGCCTATCTCTAATTAACTGAGGATCAGATGAATACATGATAATGTACATATCATTATTCTCAATAATACGTTTTGTAATTAAATCAAATTCACTTTGAGTGATCTTAGGTTCTCTTCCATATATGTATGGGAAAATCAGCTCTCCTGTATGAAATCTATCAAAAAATGTATTATCATGATAATCTAACAAATTTAAATGATATTCAAGAGTATTACTAGTTTTTGCTGTAGAATGAATAACGTCCAAGTTATATTTCTTAACAAGCTTATCACATAAGTATGATTTACCTACAGCATCCATTCCAGATACAATAATATTCATTAATTATCTTCCTTTCTTGTTCTAATATCCCAATCTAAAATATCTTCAATTATGTCAATATCAAATCTGTCAGTTTCATTTTTACAAGTTAAAACAAACTCAGATCCATTTTCATCTACAAAAACAACTTCTTTGTCACTAAACTGTTTAATCTTTAACATTTTATTATACCTCTATTATATATTAACACAAAGAGGATAATTAGTAAACTAAATATCCTCTTACTATTAATTATAATTACTTATAAAATTCAGGACCGTATTTAAGGCTATCATGATTTAAAATAAATGTATTATCACAAATCTTTTTAAGTGTATCCTTATTGAACATACTATACTTTTTACATATCTTATTATATGCATCATCACTTGAAGTTTCTTTGATCATTTTATTATAATCATTTCTAATGTTTGCGCTGCACTCATCACAATACCAACCATCTCCTGCACAAATATACGGATCGCATTTCCACTCTACATTTCCACATTTAAGTTGTGCAGCTTCAATCATAAGCTCGCATAGTCTCTTCGCAGCCTTATCAGCATATTTTGTGTCACATTCTATGAACATCTCATCATGAACCGTCACTAAAAGATGAGCATTATAACTATTTAACTCCTCATCTTTATCAACAAGTATCATAGCCATCTTTGTCATTGAAGCACTTGAACCTTGAATTCTTGAATTAAGACATTGTCTCAACGATCTATTTATAAATCCTCTATTATTTCTAACATTTAATCCATCTCTTTTAGCTTGAGATACTATATTATCTACATCTTTTTTCCATTTAGCTTTAGATAATTTATCTTCATACTGTTTAATCTTTAGCTCTAAAGCTTTATCTTCATGCTTAATTGCCCCTATTAAAGGATTAAATTGAGCAATAATTTTTTCAGGGGTTATAGTAAACTCTGGTAATTGAGCATCTGGAATATGCCTCCTTCTACCGAAAATGTCTGTAACATATCCTTTCTCCTTTAACATTTTCTGAGAATCATCAGTATACTTTTTAACACCCTTTAGACCTCCATAATACCCATCAACTACTGACTGAGCTTCTTCAATTGAAGTACCAAGTCTTTCAGCTAATGTAGCCACTGACATACCATAATTCAATCCTAATGCAACTGTTTTAGCACTACTACGGCGCTCTTTACCATCTGGTTGCAACTCTCCAGTTCCAGGTCTAAACTCTAAATTGTCCTCTATGTCATTGTGATAAACTAAACTTGCTACTTTTGCATAAATATCTTGTTTATTTTTATATGCCTCAAGCATAGCATCATCATTTGACACAGACGCTAATACTCTCATCTCTTGTCCTGAATAATCTGAACCAACAAAAGACATTCCTTGAGCTGGAACAAACATCATTCTAATAGATTTTTCATGACTTGGAATTTGCTGTAAATTTGGATTAGTTGAACTAAATCTTCCAGTTACAGTTCCCATACTATTAAACTTTGCATGTAATGTTCCATCTTTCTTAACATATTCAGGAATCTTATCAATAAATGTATTAATTAAGATATCGATTTCTCTCTTCTTTAAAAGAATTTCACATATCTTAACCTTTGGCGCTAATTCCTCTAATATATCTGCACCAGTTCCTCTTGGATGTTTTTTATCTACAACTGGAACTTCTAAAATGTCATATAAAAGAATTGCCATTTGTGTAGGACTGCTCAACTCTATAGGATCTGATAACTGCTCTACTTTAGATTTACCAAGTTTACCAGTTCTTCCCATCTGTTTAATATTTGCAGATGAAGATAATTTCCACTCATCAATATATGGTTTAAGTCTTTCTAATTCAGCATCAATTTCTTTTTGAACTTCATTAGACTTTTCATGAAATATTTTGGATACAACTTTAGCATACTCTAAATCAACATGAATTCCTCTAAGCTCCATCTTAACAATCACTGGAATAATTGGAATCTCAATATCTTTTAAAACAGAGTAAATCTCTTTATTATCATCTTTTTCAAATTCTTTTAACTGATATTCATATAACCTATAAGTAATTAAAGTATCAGTTGCTGCGTATAATGCAAATAATTCAGGTTTAAAAATTGCATATGGTAATCCTTTAAATAGGTGCTCAATATCATACTTCTCTTGATCTTGATCAATATGTAATCTATATTGAGCTTTCAAACCTGCTAATTCATTTTCATTTAATAACTTTGCTCCAGCTAAAGTATCCCAATAAACTGGAAGCATTACATTACAATTTGAATAAATAACTTCAATATCAAATGACGCATTATGATAAATACATTTTACATTATTATCTATCAATCTCTTAAGCTCATTACCAATTTGTTCACATGTTAATTGATGACTCAATAATACTTCAGTATCTTTATTTACATGATTAACTGGGATATATGCTGATTTCATTTCTGGAGTATATAAGCATAATCCCATTAATAAACCATCAATTGTATCTAATGTATTATTTGTTTCTGTATCTATTGCAATAATTCCATTTTCAATTGCTTTATCAATATAAGATTTATATTCATCTAAATCTCTTATTGTTACAACATCATCTTTATATTTACCTAAAATCTTATTGACGTCTTGTTCAATAAGTTCCATTTTTTCCTCTACAGAAACACTTTTAGATTTAAGTTTCTTTTCTAAAGATACTTCTTTTACTACTTTCTTTGCTTTAGATTTATTAATAATCTTTTTTAAATCTTCTTCTTTTATAGTAAACTCTTCACCCCAAAGTGACAATTGCTCCATACAAAGATCTCCTTTTACTTATACATTATAATAAATAAAACTACTAATGTAAACTAAAAGAGGTATTTCTACCTCTCTTAGTATTTAACTGGAGTTCTTGTCATTCCACTTTGAGTTGTATATGCTGGTCTTTCTACTCCCATTTTAGGTGGAGTATATTCAGTCTGTGGTGTAAATGTTGTTTTAGCTGTTACTTCTGGTTCAGCTTTTACACCTACAGTTGGTGGTACTTCAAGTCCCATTTCAACTGCCATAGCCTGTAATTCTAACTCATTCTTATCAATAATTGCAGTACCTAATGGTGAATAGTTTTCAAATGCCGAAAAATCTTTTGGATATAATTGTTCATTATAAATAGTTGGGTTGCTAAACATAATTGAATATGATGTCTGCATATCACCTCTAGCACCTGATCTCTTCACCTTAAATACATTGTCTTTTAATGGTCCATATTCAGCAAATAAATTAGCTAAAATCTGCATATAACTTGCTGGTCTTTCCCAAATTCTTGCCTGAGGTACAATGTTTCCATTTTCATCTCTAGTATATTCAATTAAGCGAATATAAAATCTCTGCTGAAGCTGTACACCTGCTGCACATAATGGACAAGAATGAACACCTAAACGTAAATCATTAATACAATTTACCTTCCTAAACTTACCATCAATTGTTACAGGATGAACTGTAAATACTTCAAACTCATCAGGTGAATTGTAAGCAAATCTTACAACTGCTTCATCACCATCATCTCTAAGGGAGAAAAAACCGACTCGAGGGCCCTGAGTCTGACGCTGTTCCTGCCTTTGTTCTCTTTCGGATTGCATTTTGAGAAATTCTTCTCTACTCATGTACGCCATAAATTTATAACATCTCCTTTATACTAACATTATATAATTCTTTTCGCATTTTGTAAACTAATTTCGAATTCATCTTTACTAAGATCATTTAGATCTTGTCCTCTATTAAACTCTATCTTATCAATAAATACATCTTTTCTTGCCATACTAATGAATCTATTTGCACCTTTATCTCCTGCATCATCTCCATCATATGCTAATATCCAATGTCTTACTCCTGTATTATTGAGTTCATTCATTTGTTCTTTTGTTGTGCCAGCTCCTATCAATGCTATTGCTGGATGACCATAGCTCCAAGATGTTAATGCATTAATTTGAGATTCACATACAACAACTTCTCTACAATTATCTTTTATTATTTCACTTAATCCAAAAATATTACTTTTATCAGCTTTTCCATCAATCATAAACATCTTACTATTAACACTTCTTCTTGTAAGATATTTTAACTTTCCATATCTATCTCTTACAGGAAAAACTATACACTGAGATTTTGGATCATATTTAATTTTAAATTTTTCAATAATATCATTACTTATTTTTCTTTGAGTCATGTATGGATGATATGATTCAAATGTATCCAATATTGACTCATCAATATTATCAATTTTTTCATGATGAAGTTTTATTTTTTCAAGATTAAACTCCTTCTTTACATAATCAGTTCCATAATTACTAAGTAACCAATTTTCACCGTACTCTTCATCTCTGTTAAAACACTCACCTACAAATTTACTAAATGATCCTTTAAATCCACAAGTAAAACAATGACACATTCCTAATGGAACTTCTTCATTTTGTATGTTAATAAAACATGATGGGTGTTTTTCTTGTCCTCCATTATGTGATGGACATGTAACAGCTATACCAGTTCCACTAACTCTTATATGAGATAACTTACCATTTTTACATGATTTTTGTATGTCATATAAAATGTCTATAATGTCTTTACCTATTACTCTATCTTTTACTACTAATTGTTCCATAATTAAAACGGTAATTCATCAGATTCTACTTCATAATTCCTTGGAGTAAATGTTCCAGTCTGCTCTTCTTCAGTTTTAATTTCTTCAAGTTCTCCTTCTTCTTGAATATATTCAAACTTTCCAGTATCAAGATCAATAGAATAATTTAATGTTTTTCCAGTACCACCATCTCTTGCTTTAATAATATGCAAAGTCATAATACCATCTTTCTGACTTACACCTAAAATAGTTGTACTATCCTGACCAATTCTATCTGATTGACCGATATGTTCAGTTCCTGCAAAACTATTATCTTCAACAGATGTTCTATTCTGTTGTGTTACAGTTATGATTGGAATATGCTTTCTTACCTGTAACATTTTAATATCTTTTGAAATATTTGCCGCTTTTTCAAAAGACGTCCTTGCTTTGTTTCTATCAGTTAACAATGTTTGTTGGTCTACATATAATACATCTAAATTATATTTTTCAACAAAACTTGTTAATGTATCCACAGTCGGATCCTCATTTATCATATCAGGAGTCAATACATAAATTTTACCTTTATGATTATTCTTTAAGTTATCTAAATAATTTTTATACTGAACACCTACATCAACATTACCTCTAATAATTTTTGTGTTTGAAATATGTGACATTAATGTATCCATTCTAAAACTAACTTTATTTAACTCAATTTCACCTGAATATAATCCTACTGTCAATCCTCTATTTGCTGCAGCTACAATTGACTTTAACAAACACCAGGACTTACCTTGACCTGATCTTGCAATAATAGTTGCATATTCATTCTTTCTATCCCAACCACCAAGAATCTGATCCAATTCTTTAAATCCTGTTGTAACATAATAATTTGTTAAATTTGAACATTTATCTAAATACTCATCATATCTTGAAGTATCACTTAAAATGTCTACTGCATCTAAATGTTTACTTTCAGAAGCTTTATCTGCTGACTTAGATAATAAATCCATTGCTGCATCTGTATCACCTTTAATTAATAAATCTCTAATCTTATTAAAAGTGTCCGCTAAGAAATTTTCATTCTTTCCACGATACAATTCATCAATTAAATAATCGACTGATTCATTAACTTGTAAAACTTCAAAATCAGGAAATGACTTAATAAATGTTTCTAAATCTGGTACTTGATTATATGTCTTATAATGATTATAAATAAAATTAAATTCATTTCGAAAATTTGGAAAATAATCTACAGTTAAACCATTATCTAAAATAATACTAATGCTTTTTGTCGCTAATATTAAATTAAGAATCTGTAACTGTACTAACATTTATATTCACCTACATTTCTATTATCACCATCTTTAATTTCTTTAATTGTAGAATACTTGACAATTCTACTATAAAGTCTTTCATCTAAAACTTGTTTAAGTTGCTTCGGCATAAGATTTGATGTAAAAATACAACTCTTCATATTGTTCGTTCTCTCATCAATCCAATAATACAAATTACCCATATCGAACTGACTTATATCCTTAACACCTAAGTCATCAAATACTACCAACTTCGCTGATAAAATCTTTCTTTCTGTATCAATAACTTTACTGTGTAATTCAGGATCGCTAATTGCTAATTTCTTTTCATTTAAAAAATTTGTCACATTAATAAATAAAATTGGACAATTATTTTTAAATTTTATATTTCCAACTTCTAAAACATACTCTTTTAATAATTTAATTGCTCAAGTAGTTTTTCCATTTCCAACATTATTTGAACATATCAAAAGATTTTCACCTTTATCTACAAACTCTACAATATTATCTCTAATATCATTTAATTCTCTAAATGTTTGCTCATCTACTTTTGCTGGAATTAATGATATCTGTCTTAAATATCTTTTCGGTATTAAAGAATTATTTAAATAAGTTTCTACTAATGACATAGATCTCCTTTCAGGATTAATAATAAACATTGACAAAGAGATTGTAAACTAAAACACTAAATTTGATCTTTCTTCTAATTTTTCTGCTGATTTAGGTTTAGAATCAATAAATCCCTCTGAAGTCTCCATCATCCAAGCTTGATGTAAATATTCTTCCATTTTATTACCAAATAATGTACTAGGCCTTAAATAAATACTACTTAACTGACCAGTTGAAAACATGACAGGATGTTCACCCCATTCATGCCATTTAAAATCTATTACAGTATAAAAATCCTGAATTTGATATCCTTCATTTAAACGAGCCTTAATGATACGTTTCGCACCAGCTGATGATGATCTAAATTTACTACCACATTTTTTATTAAAATAATTGATAATAAGATCTACTTTTTCTTGTAATTCTTTATCTTTATTATATTTATTATCTATTTTATTATTAATATTTATATTATTCTGTAAATTTTGTTTACTTGCTTCAGGTAAACTTTGTTTACTTTCATCTGTAACTTTGTTTACATTGATTCTGTACTTATTATTAGGTTTACAATCTTCTTTAATAATAAGTCCATCATTCATTAATTGCTTAATTGCTTTAATTACTCCCTGTCTTGTACCATTTGTCCATCCTTGCAAATACTCTAAACTACCATTATAACAGCTACTTCCATCTTGACAAAATCCATAAATAATTGCATAAATAATAAGTGGAATACCTTTTAACTTTAATTTACTAAGCATCCATCCTTGAATATTTACATAATTCTCTTCTTTAATTTCCATTGAAGAGTCCTTCCTTCCTAATATAAAATAATAAAGATTTTAATTTCATTTTTAACATTTTTGAAGATAACTTATTAATTGTGTTTAAAGATTTTTTAAAATCATCTTCTGTCACTCCATAGTAATCATGATAGTAATCAAAATAATCATTTGTTAAACTTTTTAAATCTTTAACAATTTTCTTTTCATCATACTTATCATAATTATTATAACAAATAATATCTAAAAGTAAACCTGACAAAATATCACCTTTTTCAAAAAACTCAGAAATAAATATTCTAATAGTATCTATTTCACTGGACTCCATATTAAATAAAAGTCCATCTGTGGCATCATTAAATTCTTCATGAACTCCATCAATACTTAAAGTATTAAAATTAGATTTTCTTCTGTATGCATTTAATCTAGATAGCATTATGCTTCTTTGCCTTTTTAATGCAATATGAAATGCTTTATCAGGTGCAGCATAATCACCATACAAAGAACTTTCAGGATTTTCCCATACTCTTTTATTTAATACATATCTTATTGTATCAATTACACAATCATGGCATTCTTCAAATGTAACATGTCTATTGCATTGAACATAAACTCTACCGGCATACCCCCAGAATCTACAAACAATTCCAGCAAAAAAGTATTCAGCTAAATCATCGTTTTCATGCTTAATATATTCATAAAAAAGTTGATTTTGATCATACTCTTTCCAGTTGATAAAATCAGCTTTCTTACGATAACTATTATAAATCTGCTCTAACATTTAAAATACCAATATGTTCTTTCTATTAAACTTTGTAACAGGATCATCTCCTACATAGTACTTAAGTACATGTTCTTTCATTTCTTCAGGAGACTTTTCAATACATTCACCTACAACTCTACCAAATAATTCCATATTTTTAAGCTGTTCTTCATGATCAAGATACACTCTACCAAGCATCATTAACTGCTCTAATGTTTCACTAATAATCATTCCTGTATGAAATTCATTTCTGAAAATATTATTCTGTCTAAAGAACATATCACTATAACACCAAATAGATACACATTCTTTATCTCTTAACATATCAACAAATGAATCATCAACAATATATCCACCTAATCTTGGATTAAGAAGACCATTAGGAGTTCCATGACCTAGCATAATGATCTTATCATGTAATCTGATTTGTTCTCTAACAAACTCTTTACATTCTTCTGGATGAAATTTAAGAGCATCTCCTTTAAATGCATCTTTAAAATTAACTACATCATAACCTTTTCCATCATATATAAGTTTCAGAAAATCTGTACTTCTATCATCAGGATGTACAACTAAAACGTTTGACATTAACAAAAGTCCTCCTCGTACTCTTCTTCAAGATAATCTTGAATCTTGGCTTCATATTCCTTATATTTATAATAATCAATAAAATCTTGTTCGTACTTATGCTGAAGTTCAACTGGAACTTGATTATCAAGTTCTATATTATATTGAATCCCTCTATACTCATAACATTCAATGTTATCTTTCTTACTTATAAATCGTGCATTGCTTCTATATGTTGTCATATCTTACCTCCTAATGAAATTATAATAAAAAATCCTATGAAGGTAAACTAAATTTACCAGATAGGATCAGTATGATACTCATACACTTTATCAAGAGTCCATTCATGATTAGGATAATCTTTATTGACTCTCTTTTCAGCATTATCTACTGAAACAGCTCTGTAAGTTACATGTTCACCTTTTTCATTGATGAATCTATAACCACTATAATGTTCACCACGAACACCAGAGTTCTTTAATCTTCCTTCACGAATAATAACAGAGATAGTGGATGGAGTATATACTCTTCTTCCATAGCTGCCTTCTTTAAATGATCCAGCAACAGTTTCACAATCTGCATAATGAGATTTATACTGCTTATAAGGCATATTCCAGACAAAGTCGCCATCTTTAAGAGATTCCATTTGTTCCTGAGCTTTTAACTCATCTCTTTCTTTTTTTGTAAGTTGTCTTTCAACAATTTCAAGAAGTTTAACTCTTGTAAGAAGAGTCTGTTTTTCACCTTTATATTCGCCTTCACCCTTAATAGAAGCTTTAATTTTAACAACAGAACCTTTTGTAGGGAATATTTCTGAAGATGGAGTTAAACCACCGATTTCTTTTCCTTCAACCATAAGAATATTAGTTGTTTTCCAGACATAAACTTTTCCAGTGCCATCTTCAAACTTGTAGATGTAATTATCTACTAATCTATATCCATAATATGTTGTGAAATGATATTCATTGACAAACTTAACTACACCTTCAAACTTTTCCATATCTTACCTCTTTACATTATTATTGTATCAAAAATAAAAAGGTATGTAAACTAAATTTACATACCTTATTTTGTTATTTCGAAGAACATATCTAATCCTATTTGAGATGATTCTTCATTTGATTTATGATTGATTTGATCATCAATATTTTCTTGTGCTAATTTATGTTGAATTGATGGTGCTGTGATACAATAATCTATTGAATTAGGATACTCTACTTCATATTTATGACCTTTGTAACTATATTCAACAAATGTTGAAAACTTTTCATAATACTTAACTCCAGTAGGAGTAGCATTATTCTTCACAGCTGTAGTCTTCATATTTGATCTCCGCGATCATTGTGATTGTGCATGGTTCTACATTTTTGTAGTAATCATCTGAGTAAGCAGCCATGATTTCTTTCTTTGCTTCTCTATAATTCTTTGCTTCCCAATATTCAGTTGCATGATACATACCGTTTTTGTAATAAATTTCATAAATGAATCTCTTCATGTTTCTTACCTCTTTCTTTTACATTATCATTATAACATTTCTTTTTAAGAAATTTTTTCAATTACTAACCATGCATCATTAATTTTATATCCGTCTTTTACTTTATCCTCTCTATTTTTTCTCCATCCCATTCTGATTGCATGATCAGCAGAATTATAAGTTTTAAACGTGCTATTATACTCACCGAATTTTGTAGAAAGATCATTTTCATCGCATAAAGCAATTTTATAAATTTCTTCTTTTTCTTCTTTTTTCTTAAAAATTTTCATCATGCTTTGTTTTCCTTTTCTTTACATTATCATTATATCACAATACAGGTTCATGTAAACTAAATTTACACAAGATTTGAGGCTATTTGAGGCCGTCTTGTAACTATTTATTAAATTATATATAAATACCTTAAAACTAGTAAACTAATCTCCTGCGTCACAGGTTAAATTCCAAGAAGTTCTTTTAACTCTTCTAAGTCATTTACTTTACCATCTATCATATAATCTGAAATATTTTTCTTTCTGTTTAAAAGATTTCATACTCTTTCATCTATAGTTCCATTACATATCAAATTATAAATAATTACTGGTCTTTCTGATCCTATTCTTCATATACGATCACAAGCTTGATCGAAGTCAGCTCATGTTCATGATGTATCTAAATGAATCATGTATGTCGCAGCTGTCAAAGTTTGACCAGTTCCAACTTTTTGAACAGTTCCTAAAAATACTTTATACTTAGGATCATTTTGAAACTTATCTATATTATCTGAGACTTGCTTATCATCAAAATCTCCTGTTCCTATAAGAGGTTTATATTGTTTTAACTTATCTTGTAAAATGTATAACGGCTCTTTAAAATATGAAAATACAACTACTTTCTCTCCACCACTTATTATTTCTTCTATAAGATCAATCGCTCTTTCAATTTTTGTTGGAATTATTTCAGAAGAACTTAATACTGATGGAGCTGATGTTGCTTGTCTTAATCTAGTTATCATTCCTAAAAGATTAGTTGTATTTATTTTCACTTTGTCAATATCATCAACAATTCCATTCATCATGTCTTCGTAAAACTTCTGCTGTGTTGAGTCCATATCTATAAACTCTGGAATAATTGTTTTAGGAGGGAGATTAAGAATTGACTTATCTCTTCTTAATGAGCATGAATCTATTTCTTCTTTAAGAACATTAATATTCTTATAAGCTACTATTTGGTTGTGCCCGAATTTTTGTTCATATACACAATAATAATTCTTAAAATTTGTTCATGTAGAATTTTCTTTACCTATAAACTTTAATGGAACAAATGCGTCTAAAGGTGAATTAAGTAAAAGAGTGCCAGTCATTCCAATATGTCTTTTACCAACTTTTGAAAGTTTAAGTAAGTTTTTACCTTGTTGTGATGTAGGCGATTTTGCTCTATGAACTTCATCAAAACATATTAAATCAAATTTATTATGACTATTTATTATAGCATCTATTATTAAATTATCTCTAAGAGACTCTACATTTAATATTACAAAGTATTCATCTATCTTATTATATAGTTGTTCTGCTCTATCTTTTATTGATGTATAAGATACTTTGCCTTTACTATTTATCTTCTCACCTATTATAACACAAGATTCATTTGAATGTTTTAATATTTCTTTTTTCCAGTTATTTTTAAGAGAATTAATTCCACAAAGTATTAAACAGTGTTCATAATTCTCTTGTGCCTTTAATTCTTCTGATAAATATATGACCTGAAGTGTTTTGCCTAATCCTGGAGGATCTTGTAAAAGTCCGTTAGGATTATTAAGCATTCATTTAATTCCTTCTAATTGATAATCAAAAGGCTTAGTTTTATAATTTAATGTTAAATCGTAGTTATTTTTTGCTTCATCTTCAAAGCAGCTAAAAGAAATATCATCTAAATAAGTTAAGTTATCAATCAAAAAAGCCAGCTGATTCGCTGGCGCTTCCCAGAATTTTTGTGTTTTATGTCAAATAGCTCCATCTGATTGCTTTAAAATAGATATTATATCTGCATTATATTCAAAATCTATTCTTAAAGATGTTTCACCTGGACATTTAAATGATTTTATCTCTGTTATATAAATCACTAGAATAGCTCTGTTTCATCAAGTTTAATTTTCTTAGGCTTATTTATCGGTGTACTATAATCTTCATCAAAATTTTCACCATTATCAACTTCAACATTAAATATTAAATTTGCATGTATTTTAAGTTTTGATAAGCATGATTCACAAACAAATTCTTCATTATAGTCTGGATCATCGCCTAAATAAAATTCAATTTCTCC